TACATTTCAAATGTTTCTTCGTACACTTGTTTTTCTTTTTTATTCATAAGCCCTCCAAAATGCTTCTTTAAGAAACATTAGTTTTAAAAATTTTTTCCATACTCTTTAAGTATGCTATGTATGTCCTTAATTGTTTATCAAATACTTTCTTTCTAGCTTGAATATCATTAATACAATGTTGTACTGCTGAATATTCTGCTCTTACCGCTTCTAACGTATCTAAATCTTCAATGCGTTTAGCTAGTCTGTAGCCTTTTTGTTGGCTGGAATATAAAACTACTTTCTTTAATTTTAAGTCGCTTATTTCCCTTCTAACTGCTCTATCGCTTAAATTTGACAAGTCCATTAATTCATGTCTACTTGTAAACTTATCTGTAGATAAAAATTCCTCAATTCTCATATATATAACCTCCTTATATGATAATTAAAATGGTAGGTCTGAACTATCTAGCGGTACATTCATAAAGTCGTCTTGTTGCTCTTTTGTGTATTCCATAACAACAATTTTAGGTTTTGACATACCTTGTTTAGTCTTGTAAAACGTAAAAAACGCTTTTGTTACTTCAATTTTTAGTTTGTCTTCTGTTGGCTCGTTATCCTTTTTGAAGCCTACACTAATATACATTTTTTCTTTATCTTGATTTGTTACGTATGTTGAGTACCCTCCGTACTGTTGACTTTTATATATATACATTGTTCCTGTTATATTCATTTTCTTTCCTCCTTTAAAAAATTATCTACTAACTTGGTTGCCAAATTGTCTGGCATGCCCAACGACTTAAAATGTTCAAATAATATTTTTGTTAATTGTTCGGTTTTGTTATATTCTACATGCACCGCAAAAATATCATTAAGCCAATACATTAATTCTTCTAACGTTTCGCAATCATTTTTTGTTATTCTTTCACTAAACTTTATCGTTATTGAATTAGTGCTTGGACAAGTTCTAATACAGTCTAGGAAGTTCATTCCTGCACCATTCCTATTCTTTTGAGTAGCTTTATACCATTTCATTTATTCCTCCTTAATGTGTCTTTAAGAAACATTATAGTTATCTAAAAGACTTTTAATTTCTCTTTCATCTAGTGTTTCTATTCCTGCATCTTTGCACTCTTGTACTACACCGTTTAATAATTTTGAAAACTCTAATGAGTTTAGCATATGTGTTCTTTTATAAAATATGTAGCAGTCGCAACCGTCTTTGTCTTCTTTGTACCACTTCGCATAATCATAAAATGCCGTCATGTCTGTTCCCTTTGGTACTTTGCAACCTACTATTTTACCGTTCTTATCGGTTTCTATTGTTCCGTAGTCTAAATTCATTTTGATTTTCATTGTCGCATCTGACATGTTATAGTGTCGTGCTAGCTGATTGACTAATGCGTGAAAATATGCGTTTGCATCTCTGGATCTCTTTTCCTTGTATTCCTCTAGTTTGTACTTCTTGTCTTTGTCTAGTTGAAACAGTTGCATTGCTAGCTCTTGTGGCGTTCCTATTATCATAAACTACCCCTTTAGATTGCGTACGATTTCTGCGTATTGACTGGCTTTAAGGTCGTATACCGTATCTACACCGTATTTTCTTTGCAACGTATCTTTAATTGTAATGTCTGACAATGCTTTACCTTTCATAAACGCTAGAAGGCTTTCAGCTTCGTTTTTTGTTATCTGATAGTCTTCTATATACTTTGCTTTTTTAGTGCGGTCTAATTGCCAGCTAAAGCACTCTACGCCAGTATTTGTATTTACAATTTTAAGTTCTGTAATTTGCTTGTTTTCAATCTTAATATGCACTACTTCAAATCTATCGTAACATTTACCATCTTTAATAGTGCAGAAGTTAGTACCTATCCAAATAAACGGGCTTGTATAAAGTTCTCTACCTATTCCCCAATTGAAGCCTGCACGCTTAAAACTGTCGCTTGCTTCTCCTTTTTCTTTTTCAGTATTACTCTCTGTTCCACAGTCAAACTTTGTTACCCATTGTTTTTTATCTTCATCATAAATCGAAATGCCACAGAATAAGTTGCCTTTATATTCCTTGTGTTCCCTTTGCCAGTTCATCTCTCCTACTGTTTCGTCTAGTATGTTCATATCACATCTAGCATCTTTATATAGTAGTAAACTTATTCCGTTAGGTTTTACCATACCTATACGGCACTCTATTTCGTCTGGTGTTAAATCTCTAAATTTCATATTATAACTCTCCTTTCGCTTCTAAATAATCCAAATAATGTGATACGTCGTTATCTATGTATTCTTTTATATTTCTTTCAAACCATGAGTGGTCTGTTCTGTCGCCTTCTACTGCCATTTCCTCCAGCTCATCAATTACTTCTTCTTCACTAAATAGATACTGTGTTAGTAAAACAAATAAATCGTCATTCTTTTCGGCATACTCTATTACTTCTTCTGCTGTAGTACCAGATATAATATCATCTATACAGCTCTGGCAAATACCGTTTGTTAAATCTTCTTCATATACCCAACAATCACATATCTTGCACTTCTTCATGCCTTGTGCTTCCATTTGTGCTTGTGTTGCAATAGCGATTTTTTCATCTATTGCATCTTGTTCGTAAATTTCCTTTTTTATATCTTCCATAACTCCTCCTTATGAGTTTAGTTCAAACTCTCTTATTCTTGTTTTTAACTCGTCTAGTTGTTTACGTAGACTTTCAATTTCATAGTCTTTATACCTTAAAGCGTTTTTTTGTTCTAAAATTAATTCTCCTAGTGCTTCTACTGCTGCATTATAACCTGTTGTCATTTGCCTTACCTCTTTCTAAAAAGTTCGTAAATATTTTCTGCACCTTCTGTATTAGAATATAACTCGTAGAATTTATCTAATAATTCCATTGACGGGTTTTTGTTCCCTGAAATTATTTGACTAAAGTATGGACTTGTTACACCTAATTCGTTTGCTACTTCGCCAGCCTTCTTTTTATTTTGGACTAGCCACATTTTTAACGCTGTTCTCATTTTTCACACCTCCCTTAACTTTCTGAATATTTTGAAGCCAAATTGTTTCTTTGAGAAACCTTATTTATCTCGCTGTCAAAATTATTATACTACAATAACAATAAATGTCAATACTATTTTGTAAATTTTTTTATTTTTTGTTTACTTTGAGAAACATTTATGTTAACATTGGTTTATGCAACAAAGGAGGTGTAAGAATTGCTAGACAAGAAAAAAATTGGAAAAAAATTAAAAGAGCTACGTTTGTCGAGAGGTTTTAGGCAAAATGAAGTAGCAGATAAAGTAGGTTTATCAAGAGCTACCATTTCTAATGTAGAAGTAGGTAATCGCGGGTTAAGTTTGGAAAGTCTACAGAAGTTTTGTGAACTATATAATGTAAGTATTGATTATTTTGGAATTGAAACTAAGAGTTATAACGAAGCAATTGATTTAACAGAACGGCTAAAGCTTATATTTGAGAGTAAAGACGTGTCTACGTCTGCTAAAGAAGATTTGTATACGGATATTATGAAAATGTATATAAAAATGAAAGAAGCAGAAAACAATTAAGTTCTCTGCTACGGGGACGATGTTTCTGACGGAAACGAATATTATTTATTTGTTACTTCGTAGGTAACTTTAATTTTATTTTGGTTTTCGTATAAGGAAATAAGCAAGTCAAAAAAATTATGAATATTCATGTTAACACCTCTAATGTTTCTTACAGAAACTATTATAACAGATAAATTTACTAGGAGAAGTGACAAAAATGGTAACATACAGAAAAGTATTGAGAATAGCGGTATACGCAAGGGTTTCACATGATGAACAAAAGAAATACGGTTTCTCTATACAAGCTCAAATAGATAAGATTTTAAAATATGCAGAAGCTAACGGTTATCAAATAGTAGACATATTCAAAGATGAAGGTTTTACAGCAACTAAAATGAAACGACCTGCTTTATTAGAAATGTTAGATAGAGTAAATGAGTTTGATATTATCGTGTTTACACGTTTAGATAGGTTTACAAGGAACGTTTTACAAGCAAATAAGATGGTAGAGCTATTAGATACTCATGGTGTAGCTATTAAGTCTATTGAAGAAGAAGATATAGATACGTCTACTGCTAATGGTAGATTTAACTTTAATTTACGTGTTTCTCTAGCTCAACGTGAAGCAGAATTAACTAGCGAACGTCTAAAGTCTATATTTGATTTTAAACGTCAACAAGGACAACCTGTTACTGGTAATCAGCCTTATGGGTACAAAATAGACCGTAAAGACGGCAAGAAAACTATTGTTATAGACGAAGAAAAGAAGCCTATTGTAGAAGAAATATATAGACATTTTGCAAAATATCACTCTATACGGGGTGCTTTAGTACACGTATGCCATATATATGATTTGAAAATGGATTATAAAGTAGTTCACAAGATCATTACTAGCCCTGTATATTATGGTGAATATGGAGGAAACCCTAATTATTACCCACCTTATTTAACTAAAGAAGAATATGATAGAAACCAAGAAAAAGTAAAAGATTATATATGGGATAGGAACAATGATAATGTATATCTCTTTACTTCTCTAATACGTTGTCCGCATTGTGGTCGAAAAAAAGTAATCAAATACTCTAAAAGAACATTTAAAAACGGTAATACCAAAGAATATACTTATTATATTTGCGTTTCACGTCAAAAGAACGGCTGGCAAGCTTGCCCAGAAAGTCGCAATATAAACGAAAAAGTAATACTAGAGTACCTTATGAATAATATAGAAGAATTAGCTAAAAATCATATTTTAAATATAAAAGAAGTAATACCACAAGAAAAAACAGACTTACCGCAAAACAGAATAAACGAAATACTAGAAGAAATGGACAGATTAAGTTACGCATATAGAAAGAAAAGAATATCAGTAAAAGATTACGATAGAGATTATGAAGCACTAGAAAGAGAGCTTGCTACAATAAAGAAAGAAGTTCCTAGTGAAGATGATGTTACTATATTAGAAGAATTTTTAAGCAGTGATTGGAAGGCTATTTATAACTCGTTAGATAGGGTAAATCAACGCGCATTATGGAGGAATTTAATTAAGGAAATTAAGCTGGATAAGGACTATAACATAAGCATAGAGTTCCTTTAAAACTGTTTGTACTAACTTGTCTAAACCGAGTGGTTTGGGTGAGTTGGTACAACTTAAAATAGTTTGTACTAGTTGGCATAAGCCATCTGGTTTAGGTGAGTTGGTACAACTCAATTCAGACCTTGATACCATGCGTTTTTGAATGTTTTGCTTTTAAGGTTTCGTATTATTTTTTTCTTCTAGTGTACTCTACTGTATAAACTAATGATTAATTCCATTACTTCTTTTTCATTATGTCTATCTTCTATCATCTCTAAAATCTCGTGATATTCTACTTGTTCTTGCTCTATTACTCTTGCATTAAATACATCTACTGCCTTGCTTAATTCTGAGTATAATTCAAACATATTTTCAGCTCCCTATATTTAGTAAATTTATTATAATAGAAAAATAAAAAAATAGGAAGATATTTCTATCTCCCTATCTCTTAAAATCTTTAAATGCTTTTTCCGCCCACTTTAACGTTTTAGTAATTTCTTTTTGTCTTTGCTTCTCATACTTCGCATTTGCTTCATTAACTCTTTTTATTTCTTTTATAAATTCAATTTGTTCCATTTTTTTCACCTCTTATTTAGAGAATAAATTTAAAAGCCACTTTATAGCTTCTACAATCAATTCTGTTAAGGTTTTACCTGTCGAGGTATATTCTTTATCGTTTGAAGTGTTCGACGGCTTATTTCCTGTTTTGGGAGCTTCAACCGTATTTTCCACAATAGGTACATTTTCTCCGCTCGTACTTCTCACAATCTACTACATTAAAGCCGTTATTAATTTTGTTCTTATATGAATATTCCGTCATGTAATATTTACTGCCGCATGAGTGAGTTGCAATTGCCACAATGTTTCCTACTGTTTCACCTTTCTTATATTGCTTAACTGGTTTAGCATCTTTAATTTCTGTAAAATCTAAGTTCCATAGGTTAGCATCTGCAATTAGTCTAATATCCATTTTTTCAATTTCTTCAAACACTAAAGTAGGTTTGTCTGTTAGTCTGTTTTTGAAGTCTGTCCATCTTGTTTTATCATTTACAAATGGTGCAGGACATTTTTTGTGTGTTACGTCATAATGGCGTACTACGTTAGAAGCTGGAATATTGTATTTTTTCATTAATTCCTTAGTTAGTTCAATAGTGTTAGCAATAGTTTTATCACTCATATCTAGCTTGCCGTTTTTCTTAATGCAACACATTTCAATACCGATACTATTATTATTTCTGCACTCTTTATGGTAGTAAGTGCCTGTTGTTCCACAATGCCAAGCAGCGTGGCTATCTGATACTACTTGCCATACTTCGTTGTCGTCTACAAAGTAGTTTGCAGAAGCTCCCCTATCTACTGAATAGAAATAGTCAGCATTGTTTTTAGCTGTCGATACCGCTCCGACATAATGGATCACTATATATTTATTTTTCTTGTTAGTCATTGAAGTACGATTTACTTTAGTTAGTTTTTTATTGATTTTCATAATTTATCACTCCTTATAAAAAAGCAAGAGGCATAGCAATTTAGCTACGCCCCTTTATGAGTTACTTCTTGTATTTTTTCATGTTCTTCTCTATTACTTTGTCTATTCTTTCATAAGGTTCCGTTCCATACTCAAACAAATGAATAATGCGTTGACATTCCATACAAAGTATAGTGCCGTTTTCAAGTGTTCCTCTACCACCACAAGATTTAGGCTGCCTGTGGTGATAAGATTGCTTTTTCTTCTGCAATACTCTTTCGCAGAGCATGCAACGATTGCCGTACCGTTGCCGTAGAACTTGCTTTTGATACTTGTAACCCATATATATTCTCCTTTCAAATTATTGATAGAGCTAATAAATTGAAAACAGAAATTATAGAGGCTATTAGTTGTCTTTCTTAGCTACAACTTTATTGCCTAGTAAATATGTAGAAAGTACAGCTATAACTACTGCTATTGTGTCTGTCACTTGATTGCCGTCTATACCCCAGATTGGAAGTATTCCTATTAATAAAGCATTTACTATAGCTAGAATGTTAACTACATATTTTGCTATTGTTTTAACTTTCTCAACCATTTTCTACACCTCCTTTACTTAATAACTTTTGTTGGTAACTTTAGCAATTCTTCGTACATTTTTTCTACAGTCCCGTTACCACCTAAATTTTTATACTCTTTAAACATGTGTTCAATGTTTTCCATATCTATAATACTTATTTCCTTCTTTGTTTCATACTCTCTGTATCTTCTTACAAGCTCGTTCCTTAATAGCGCTTGCAGTCCAGCTTCTGTTGCTTTTTGTCTTTCTCTGTTTTCTTTAATTTTCTTGAATAAACGTTTGAACAAAAATACAAACACGCTACACAGTAGAGTAAATAAAACCTCTAACCAATATGTCACTATGAACTCAAACATTTGTAGTTCTCCTTTCTATAGAAAAAAGAGATGGGATCACCACCTCTTTTTTACCAATCTAGTCCGCCGTCATCAGTGCTACCGTCTAAGTCTTCAGGACCCGCTGTAAACTCATTTTGTACACTTGGGAAGAATGTGTTTGATATTGTTTCTAAGAAACCAACTTTACTATCGTTTTCTCTCTTAACAGGTTTAAAGTTAGCAACTAATTCGCCGTTTTTTCTTGTACATTTTGCGGAGAATATATGACCATTCCAGCCGTAATTTCTTACTTTGTTAGTAACCATTGCACCAATAGCGTAATATCCTGTAGCTTGTTCAGGGTCGCCACTAGCTTCTCTTGATATAGTTTCTGATTTAGTACCATCATTGATTATCGCAACTACGCCAGTGTCGTTTACTGTAAGTGTAATGTTAGCTCTTGTTGTCGCAGCGATTGTTGATTGGAAACCACTACCTCCAACAGCCCATTTACCACCGTTTTGTCCTATCCAAGTACCGCCTCTATTATCTTTGTCAAGCAATACTCCAATTTTAGATGAAGACGAATTTGTAGATTGAGCATCCAATTCCCATACGTCGCCATCTTGAGCAGCTACTACAGGGTCTGTGATTGCATATGTGAATGTGGCAGATGTCGTTCCCGAAGCAGTAATATATTGTAAATCAGTGTATCTTGGTACTTCTTCACACACTGCTGTAATTGTTACACTTCCTGTTGGGTCAAATATAACCACCTCACCAGTTTCGCTGTTATAAGTATAAGAAGCTCCAGTAACCGTTACTGTTGCAGGGAACGTGTAATCTCCATTAGGTAATATATATACTATCGAATTTGATCCCTCTGTTACAACGGTAGAGCCTGATGAAACCCCTCCTGTTACATTAGTTGTTATTGGGTATGTCATTAATTCTGTTTCTTCAATAACAATATTGTCCGTTACGTCAGAGATTGAAACTACACCAGTTGACCTGTCGAATGCGGTTGATGTAATATTAGCCTCCCCCATGAAAACTTTAATTAATGATAAGTCCCCGCCTGTAATAGTAGCAGAATAACTTCCTCCATGAGATACGCCTTTAATATATCTGTCTTTATTAGTACAATCTATTAAATCGTTTGTAACCGTATAAACTACGTTTTCCACACCGTCACTACTATACATTGATAATAATTGGTTCCTTAAATAGTTATACATTTCGTTGAAGCCTTTTACTGTTGGGTGTATTCCATCTCCCAACATAGTATCTAAGTTTTGGAAGTTTATACCGCATCTCCTAAAATCAATATATTCTACTCCAAAATAATCACAAACGGCTTTTATTTGTTCGTTATATTTGTCTAGGTTGCCCATTTCATAATAAGTTGCACAATACATTGGAAGCAACACTACTATTTTTGCGAATGGATAATAATGTTGTAACCTCATAATGCTATCTTTAAAAGCAGTCGCAAAATCAGTCCAGGTTTTTGTTGTTAAATCTGTTGTATATGTAATAGTGCTATCGAACGAACCAACATCAACTTTTGCCCCTGCATCATTTGTTCCACCAAAATATAAAATTAAGTCTGGTGTTCCGTTTGCTCCTAAATTAGTTATTCTTGTAATTCCTGCCATACAAGCATCTGGCCCTTTGTCTCCAGAGTTGGAAGTTTTACTATTTGAAACTCTTGAGCCTGCCCAACTATCGTTAATACCTAACTTCGCTCCTAGACTATTTATTAGTTTCATCCAGTAAGTATCATCAACTGTTCCGCCTTCTTCAAAAAACCAGGGAGCGTTTGTTTCATTATATCTAATTCTATGGGTTAAATTGTGCCCGTCTGCAACAGGGACATAACCTTCGAATGTTGAAATGCTGTCTCCTAAAATAGAAACAACCTTTCCTTCCCAACCATTAGTTGAACTTCTACCGTCGTTTTTAATTTCGCTTATTTTACTTGCATATTCAGTAATAGAAGCATCTCCAACCTCAACACCTTTTTCTTCGATAGCAGTTTTCATTTCTTCTTTAGCCTCTGCTATTATTTCTAATTTTTCGCTTATTTCGCTCATAATCATCCTCCTATTATTTCATCTAAAATTTCAATTATTTTAGCGTCGCTTATGTCTTTTATAGTTTCGGTATCGGTTGCTAATATAGAATTTAAAATCTCGTTTTCTTCTTCACTTAAATAATAAATTCTGCTGCCTTTGTAAACCACTTCTACGTTACTAGGCTGTATCGCTGTTTCTACTTCTAGCGTGTTTTTTCCCTTCATTAACGGCACGGCTGGCAGTTCTACGCTTGTTGAAACACCATCACTAACTAGTTGTTTTGTGCTATATTCTATATAATCATTTTCTTTCAAAGCACCTTTTATATATACATATGTTGTTCTAGTTTCGCCGTTTTCGTTTGTAACCTTTATTGGTATTTTATATTTGTTATATGGCTCGAAGGCGGTTGCTTTTGTCCCTAACTCTAATTTAGGTTTCAATATAACGTTATCGAATGTTTTACCGCTTGCTATTGAAAAATAAGATCTTATACCAGCAATGTCACTAGGGCAGGCAGTTGTTTTTGGGTTCCCTCTACTTGCACTCATCCACCCTTTATATGAGCTTGAGCCTGTCGGGAAATAGTTAAGCGCAAGCGTAACACCGCTTACAGACTTATTAGTTGTTAAACTTAATGTATATGTTTCTCCGCCTACTACACCGTCCCAAACGCTAGTCCTAGCAGTTTCAATATTATAAGTTATTGTAGCCGTTGAGGTACCGTTAAGCGTTACTGTACCGTCTCCGTTGTCTGTAAAATCAACACCGTTTATTGTTCTTGTTGTATAGTCATAAGGATATTTCATTAAGTTGTTAGTCTTTGACCCAATACCAGTACCGTTGCCGTAAATCTTATAATTCACTAAGTTTGTTTCAGCGCAATTTAATAAAGTTAGTGGCGGAACTCCACTAACAATCATCTTTCTCAAAGCGACATATACTTGTAGAGTTCCTTTATATATTTTTTCTATTTCTCGTGTTACATCATAAACAGCAGAAATTTCTTTACCATCAATTTTAATCATATATTATTCCTCCACTACGAAATAATAAGTGTTTGCGCTCTTTTCTGTTAGATTTTCGTATTCTTCTTGGGTTAGAGTAATAAATTCTTCTTTCTTTGCATAATCAGTTAAATCTGGCTTTTCGGTTTCAAGCACTTGTTTTTCGTTGCCGTCCCACCAATAGTCGGGAACGCCTACCGTTCTTATATACAAGTTATCTCCTAAAACTAATTTGCTTTTGTTTGCTTCGTTTTGTAGCCACGAATCTAAATCTTCTATCGTCTCAAAAACATAACCTGTCGCTCTACCTTTAGCAATTATTTCGGCTTGTGCAGCAATGTTTTCTATTTCTTGCAACATAGGTTGTATATCACTTTTCACAACAGTTCCTATTGCTTTATAGTCCGCAGCTGTAATTGTATAAGTTTCTCCCTGCTCGCCTTGTGGTCCTGTTTCACCTTGTTCACCTTGTTCCCCTTTTGGTCCTTGCTCTCCAGTTTCTCCCTTTTCGCCTTTTTCTCCTTGTTCGCCTTTTTCTCCTTGTATACCTTGCTCACCTTGAGGTCCCGTTTCGCCTTGTGGTCCTGTTTCACCTTGCGGTCCTCTTGCTGGTTTACCTGTATCTTTGTCTAAAACATACCAATTACCATTGTCGCCTATTGTTGGTGTTAAGCCTGCTTCGATTTCGTCTAGTACCGTTTGCGCTTGTGCTATAAAGTCTGGGCTAGACTTTTCTACTTCTTCTGTTGCATCTATTGACTTCGATATATAGTATTCTTTCTTTTCTGACTTCCAGCATATTCCCGTTTCGTCTTGTAGCACAGCTTCTACTTTCAACATTCCTGCTATGTCTACTAAATTCCCGCCTAAGAAATAAGAGCCTATACCGTCTACTATTTCTATTTGTGGTGTCTTAAACTTCGTACCATCTGGCTTTTGAAAATCTAAGAACAACCATTTATCTTGCAAATGTTCTGGCACTATTACTCGTATTTCTTCTGCTTCGTTTTCGCCTGTTCTACCTATAAAACAAGCATTACACTTTACTTCGTGTTTATCACTTACGTAAAACTCTATCACTTTCTTCCCTCCTTATTTTAATCTACTAAAAACGTAAAGTAGAACGGTAACCAAGCAGAAGTCGGACAACTTGCGTTCGCGTTCGTTCCGTACCTTCCAAACGTTACCCTTCCGTCAGCATATACTTGTAGTAACCAACTATTCTTACCCGAACCTTGACAAAGTGTAAATACCGATTTTGAAGGTCTATAACCTTCTGGCAAAATAAATATAATTGCCGTCCCACCACTTGCTATTTCGCTAGTTGGTGCAACCTGTCCACGTATTTCTACAATGTCGCCTGTTCTTCTGTATTGCGGTGCTACTTCGTTGTCGTTATTATATGCTTTAAACGCTATTAGTTCTGGTGTTTTCCAATTGTTAGCCCACTCTGCTTGTAGTTCTTCATCTCTTTCTGCATCGTAAACCAAGTTGCCGTCTACTATCTTGTACGCTCGTATATTCGTACTAACCGCCCAATCCTCTAATGTTTCATAGCCTTCTGGTACTGTTCCTGTGTATTCTTCACAAAGTCCACTCATGCAACCGAAAAACACTTTACAAACATAACCGTTGCCATCCAATTCATATCTCACGTTTTACACCACCTTTCCTATTACAACAAAATGTAACGTTGTTGCCGCGGTAGTCTTTCTTGTTACCGAAAGTGAAGCGTAACCTGTAGTTATACCGACTATTGATGTTCCAAGCACTTCTACCCCGGGTGAAGCCGTTAACGCTACTGGTAACACTATCGGAGCTTTTTCGTATGTTTTATTAAAGTATATTCTTTGTGGTGTTGGTACGTTCGCTGCCGATGGTGTTATTACTGCTGTAGCCCACTCTATAGATAAATTTGAGCCTACAAGTGATTGACCTACAAAATTCGCTGTTGTTTGTGTATCTTCGCCTATTGCTTTCCACGCTGTCCAACCAGTATTTTCAATATACACTCTTGTAAATATTCTTTTTTCAACCCATTGTGCATCATAGGCATAAGGATACGCTATTTGTGTTCTTCGTGCTGCTGCCGACTTTTCTTTAAAGAACATTGTTCTGACATACCAAAAAGCACTAGTTGGCGTGTTCGCTTGTGTTAGTATCAATTCTTCTAGCGTTGTATTTGGATCTATGTTGCTAGACAAGTATTGTGCTAGTCCGTTAGTTAATTTGGTTTTGTTTCTGTCTAATATGTCGCCGTTTACTCGTACATAACTATCTGCAATTCTTAGTATTCCCGTTGACTTCGATACCGTTCTTTCTATAATTTCAGAAGTATTAAAGTAGTCACTTAATTTAACTTGGAAGTCACAAGAGCTTTCTGTACTGATGTTGTTTAACGTTGCCGTTCCTGTTATCGTATTGCCGTTTACTGTTGTTGCAAGTAATGTCCAGTCTCCCCACGTTTCACCGCTTAGCCTGTATCTATAACTAAATGTGCCGATGTTTGAGCTAGCTCCGAAACTTCCGTTAAAGTAGTTTGCTATTGCTGTTAAGTTTACTGTTTCTGATGTACTTTCTGTTCTTGCTACCGTCATTGTAGTTGTTGCTGGATATATGTACTCTATCCATCTGTTTAATGCTGATAAGTCATATTTTGCAGTTGTTGTATAGCCTCTGCTATCTGTTGCCGATACTGTTACAATCGGACTAGATACCCCGTCGCTAAACGTTGTATTAGAGGCTGTAGAAACTTGACCGTCACCCCACGAAATACGATATGATTTTATGGTAGATGAATATTGAGGCGTTGCCGTTATTGTTACTTTTGGTTTTGATATATACCTTACTATGTTTGAAGCACTACCAGAAGCTCCAGAAGTGCCTTCGTTTGTATCTTCTATTGTTGCAGTTACCGTTGGTACACATTCGTTTTCTTTTACGTATGCGTTAAACGTTGTTGTTGCCGTTCCTAGTAACGTGCTACCGCTATACGTCTCACAAATTATTGTACCGCTCCCTGCTGTGTCGTCTGGTATTTGCCCGTAGAAGTCTGTTGCTGTTGGTGTCCAACCTATACTAGTTTCCGCTGTTTTGTCTGCTATAGTGCCTGATAATGTGCCATATTCATATTTAATAGTGTGTGTAAACGATGACGATGCTCTATTTATTGTTATTGCTGTGCTATCGCCAATGTAAAAAGAGTTACATGTTACGGAGCTTTTTCTTTGTATTGTATCTATTTCTATTTTTCCACTTGCAGTTACAGAATTTACTGTTGTTCCTGCTAAGTCTGCTTTTGGGTAAAACGTTGTACTTAATGATACTTTTGCTGTTCCGTCTGCATCATGGTTTATCTTGTGTGTTGTCGTGCCTAGCGTTATTGTAGTTCCGCCAGCTGTTGAAATAGCAGCAGATTTAAACGTTTTAGTATCTCCGCCTACAATACAGCTGTTCGACCTGCCACTTATATATAAGCCATAACCACTAGCACATATTAATTTGTGTGTACATGTTACTGTACTATAATTGCCAGCTATATTTCGGCTTGCGCTCCACTCTGTTTTTAAAGTGAAGCCGCCGCTAAATGTTTTCTGGACTGCGCCTTTTAATGCCATGTCATACCTCCTATTCTAAATCTGATAACGTTTCTATATTACTTACAAGGTGGTGGAAGTCTGTACATGCGTTTCCATCATCGTCTACCGCCTTTGTTATTCTTAAATTGCCTAGTTGCGAATAACCTACAACTATTAAATCTTGTGCGCCTACGCCTTTATGGTTTGTTATTTGTTTAAGTTCGTTGTAAGAATATACCTTTAAGCCTTGATTGTTTATTCTTGCGTTTACTGGATCATTTGAGTTTGCAATCTTTAAATCATTTGTTCCAAAAGAATAAGACATTGTTTCCAATGCCTCTGTGTGTTCCTTTGTTTCGTTTTGTATTGTTGTTACCTTTGTTTCAAATTCTATTTTATATTCGTTTACGCTTTTTTGTACTTCTAGTACCGTGCCTTCTAATACAGTTAAGTTGTCGCCTACTTGTTTAGCGTATGTGTCGTCTGTATATTTTGTAGCTATAACAAAGTCGCCTTCTGCATATTCTTCTTCTGCTGCTTTAGACAATTGACATATGTATATGTCTCCATCTGTTACCCACAAGTCGCCGTTGTCATACGGTGGCTCTGGCGTAGTTATAAATACACGTCTTTTACCATCTGCTGTATCTTTGGCAGCGTTTGCTAATGCTAACGACCCTATAACGTCTTTATCTTTTACTTGTTCCCAGCTGTACGCTTCGTTAAATATATACGCATAACCTGTGTCTTTGTCATAGTATAAAGAGTTTACATGTTCTGCTTTTAGCTCGTCTGTTGTCCACTCACTAGCTGGCATATTTGTTAAAGTAGGTTTTCCAGAATAAAAGAATGTTGTTATCTTGTTTGCAGCTTTGTTTGCAAGTTCATTTGCACTATTAATAGCACTTGCTAATGTCGCCGTTGTATATGATGCTGTGCCATCTGTCCACGTTACTTTTGAGCGTGTCCATACATATTTGCCTTCTGTCCAAGCATCTTGTGTAAATTTCCAAGAGCCGCCAATTGGTGCAGATTTAGAAGTAGATAGGCAATATTGTTCTTCTATTCTCTTTACGCCTATTCCCGTTTCGCCTGGTGGTCCAACTTCTCCTTGTGGTCCTTGTATTGTACCTACATCTTCCCAAACGTTATTACTTTCAGACCATACATATAAGTTACCACCTATAATATAAGCATCTCCTATATTTCCTGTTGGGTGTGCTGTTTGCAGTTCTTCTAATGTTGTATATGATCCTAAGATGTTTACGCTTGTTCCATCTTTCCCTTTTGCTCCCGATATACAAGTAGGCGTTGAAGGTTCTGTACTTCCATCTGTATATGTGGTTACTGTTTTTTGCCACATATATTTGCCTTCTTGCCATTGTGGGGCTACTGTGTTCCAATCTGTTGTAGGTGCATTTACTGCACTATCGCCTAGTGCGTACATTACGTCTATTGAATGTACTGTTTTGTCTACTTTTGCTGCCATGTCTGAAACTGCATCTATATATTCTTCTAGCGTTGTATTTGTTTTAGTTATTGCTTCTTGTTGTAGTTCTACATTCTTTTTAATAGAAACAAGAGAGGAAAAATCGTATTTCCTCTCTAGGTCTTGGGCTGTTCTTACCCCGCCTCTATCTTGTTTAATACTCATTTTCCTCCTCCTTTACCATTTCACATTACCTTCATCATCTACTTTAAAGCCTATGTTTTCTAGTACCGATATTTTTTCTTCGTAGTCTATATCTAGTCCATCTACATATGAAACTATTTGGTTATTGTAAGTAGTTCCTACATAGTCTTTGTCTGCGGGATATTCTAGCTTAAACATTATAGCTTTCTGTGGTACAGATAAGTCTAATGAGTTTATGTGACTAAATACCTTTTTCTTCTTAGTTCCATCTATAGATTTTCCGTTCCTATCTTTATCTGCTTTAAACTCTTGTTTCTTATACGATAACCAAGCGTTAATATCTATTCCAGTTGCCTTTGCTGTTTTGTAGTCTTTGTATTTATCTTCGTTATCAAAACCAGATAATACAGAAGTTTCATATAACACCGTTTTAGTATTTTCTGACAAGCTAGCATTATATAAATGCTCTACTTTCGCTTCTGTGTTTTCAAAGCCTAACGTTTCTTTTGTGAATTTTAAGTAATCATTAAAATCAACTCCAGAACTCGTTATTTTGTCTAGTGTTTTGTCGCTAGAGTAATACTTGCCATATAAGTATGCTTTTTGTTCGCTTGTTAAGTCTGCATTTAGTATAGTGTCAATTACTTTAGCTCTCTTGTCTTCATCTTTAACGCTTTCTGCTTCAAATTGACTTATTGTAGCTTTTGTTTCGTAGTATTCTATTATTTCATCTGATGACATTTCCAGTTTGTCGTATACGTCTTTTGCTTCTTCGTCACTTAGCAAGTTTCTTATCATAGTGCTTTTTTGTTTGTCTGTAGCGTTTTGGCTTTCTATATAGTCGAACAAATATTTAGCTCTTGCTTCTCCTTCTGGTAGTTCCATTTTCTTTATTTCATTTAAACCGCTCTTGTACTTGTTGTATTCTTTGCTGTCATAGCCTAATTCTGCAAGCTCGTCAATGTTTGCTTTGCTTATTGACTTAAACTCGCTATCTATATACGCTTTTGCGTTAGGGTTTGCCCATTGTCCGAATAGTCCAGCTTGTATTTTGCTCCACGTATCTTCTTCTGCTGTAAATCTCAAGTTTCCGCTATCTGTATAAGAGCCTGCTACTGGTAGTTCATCATCATACATGCCAAGCCCGCCTGCGGTTTTCTTTATTTGTCCGTAGCCTGTTGGTAAGAAATAATATGGTAACGCTTCGCCTAACGTTTCAAGTCTTGATTTATCGTTTCCGTATTGATCTTGCCCAGATATTAATTCACTAATAGGCAAAGCATCACTTATCGGAATACGTCCACCACCTGTAACTATACTTACATAAGGCAAGCTGTCTAGTAACATGTCTGCCGCTTCGTATAGTCTATCTCCTAATGGTTTCTTTTCTTCTTCTTCGTCTCCGCCTAGTCCTAAAGCTGTTGCAATCATTGAAATAATATCAAACGCTGGCCTTCTTCCTGCTACCGCTTCGTATAAATTGTTGTATACGTATTGGAACGCTGCTAATTGACCTAGTACAAATGTTGCCCCTGCTGCCGCCTTTAATACGCCTTTGTCTTTTGCTGTTTGTTTAGCATCTGAAAATGTATCGTAGAATTGGCTATATAATTGGTTGTTTACTTCTAGTTGGAATTGTGTTACTAGTCCTAACATTTTAGAATTATATAATGTTGGTGTAGCTCCTTGTGACCTATCTCCTAGTATCTTCGCTGCAAATATTCCAGCTTCTTTGTGTGCTTGTGCATCACTCATACCTTTTGCTTTTAACTCATAGAATTTACTTCTTGTGATTGAGTTTGAGGCAAACCAGTCTGTACCAGTCATAAATATTTGACCTGCATTTCTCATTTTCTGCCATGTTGTAGGTGCTAATAAATCACTTCCAAATCTAGCTGTTAAGAAGTCGTTTTGCTCTACAAAGTTATCTTTAACAAATATGTTTTTAATTGTATCTGCATAACCTTTTACAGTTGCTAGTTTGTTTGTTTTTGCTAGTGCTTGTGTCATTGATATAGGGTTAGTTAATGCACTTCCTATATTTAAGCCTGTCATGTTGCTTCCTACTTGTGATTTTAACTCATTAAGGAATGAATACACTCTACGCCCAAATATATCTTCTACCGCTCTATCTGCCATTGCTTTTTTACCAGCTAATGCGTTTGTATATTCTCTTAACCATGCTGCATAGTTGCCTAAATGGTTGTTTTGTATTTGTTGTATTCTTACTGCTTTTTCGCCATCTGATAAGTTATCCAAGTTGTCAAAGCCGTTTTCTTGTCCGTACATTTCCCTTACATAATCTTCAAAGCCTCTTAACGTTTGTATATCTCTTGTGTGATAAATTAAGTTGCCTATTCCTTCTATGTAACCATCTATGCCCGTTATAGCATCATAAGTTGTCTTATTGCCTTTTCTTCTTAAAGCACTTGAGAACCAATTCTTTCCCGGCTTTAAGTCTGCTGTTAGTCCGTTTATATCTACAGGCAAATCATTTGCTTGTGCTGATTGCATATTAAATGGTAGTCCATATCTTGAAAATACGTCGTTTAGCTCTTGGAAATGCCTCATATAGTCTTGTCTTTTTGGTATAGCTTCGTAACCATATTTAGTTATTTCAGCGTTTACCATGTCTATATAAGTATCGTATTTTTGTCTAATTACTTTTGCAGCGTGTTTTATCTTGTCTTGTGTTTCTACGTCTGGGAACTCTGCTTGTAACTCTGCATCTTTATACGTTACTGTTTCGCCTGCTTCATTTATATATTGCTTTTCTCCGTATTTTTGTACGGCCGCACTCTCTTTACTTCTTGGCTTTATTCCTAATTCTTTAATTTCATCTCTTTCTTTGTTTTGAAATCTAATCTTTTCTGCTGTATTGTGTTTTACTGTTTGGAATACTGCCTCGTTTATCTTTCCGCCCAACTCTTTACCAAATATAATTTCTTGTAACCTAATTGGGTCTGTGTTGTGCATTAGTGCTTTAGAAACGTCTTTAGCATTGTCTAGGCTTTCTTTAACTAGTCCAGCATCTTCTATTAACTGTCTTTGTATTTCGCCCTTAGTTTTCTTTTCAATAGTTTCTGTATCTACTATTTCGCCTTCTTCGTTCCATTGTTGTTGTACGCCGTCTGTAGTTTCTTGTGTAGGTGCTAATTCTTCACTTACTTGTAATGTTGGTGTTACAGTTTCCTCTACGGGTGCTTCTGCAACCGTTCCTACAACGTTTTCTGCAATAGGAATATCTGGTGTTGTTTCTTCTTGTACAGGGGCTAGATTTGCCTCTAGGGAAGCTAGATTAGCTTGTTCGTTTAACTCTTGTGTGTATTTGTCTGTTAATGCAGTTTTATATGAGTTAAGCATGTTGTAACCGTCTAAAATTGTTCCAACTATTTCTGCCATATCTGCATCTGATAGTTCTATTGTTTCTGTTGTTGGGTTATATACTTCATCTAATACAGAAGCTATTTGCATTGTTTGGTCTGCTGGGTTTGTTATTGTATCTGGGAATAAGTGTGGGAACGCATCGCTCATTTCCATATATGCTGTATCTACATTTTCGCCACCAGTTAATACAAAGTTTGTCTTGCCGAAATAACGCCTTCTAAAGTTATTAAATTCACCTGCGTTTATATCTGCTTTGTTGTAGCTTCCTATATTTATTTTCTTGTCTTTAAAGTATGCTTTAATTGATTTATATTCTGCTTCTGTTGACTTATCTAGCGGTAATTTAATTTCTCTATGTCCTTCAAACGCTTCGTAAACATCTTGCTCTGTTACTGTTTCTTTACTGTTTAACTTGTCTATAATGCCTTTTGTTGCCTTTTTGTCTAGTCCTAAACTATTTGTTATCTTATCTTTAACATAGTCGTTTATTTCTGTTTTGTACTCGTTAATTTCTCTTGTAACTTTTTCTTGTACTGTTCTTGCATTTGCTTCATTTCTGTTTTGAAGTTCGCTATCATTTCCTGTTTCGCCTGTTGTTTCTGTTCTTCCGTTCTCATTTTGTACCTCCATCATCTCATTTAATAAAGCATCGCTATCGTATTCTGGTGTAGTATATTCTACCACATCTGTAGGCTCGTTGTTTGCTTCTACTTGTTGGTCTAGTGTAGTATCTGCTACATTTTCTGCTATTGTAGGATTGTTTAACGCTGCATTTTCTATTAGATCCGTTAGCACTTCTACTTTGTCTGTTAAGTCGCTTATTGTTTCTTGTAATGGTGCTATTGCTTCTTCTACTTGTTCTGCTATTGGTGCTATTGCTTCTGCGGTAGCTTGTTCTACTTTTGCGTATTGTCCCTCATCTCCGCTTATCCATGCCACTTCGTTTAATGGTACTGTTTTAGAATAAACCTTACCATTACCTGCATAATCTCTAGCTTGGTTTTTAGATGTAGATACAAATGTACCTTGTTCTATTGGGTATGAGCTGTATACTGTTACTTCGCCTTTTTCTAAAGCTTTTTGAGCATCTTCTTGCGAGAAATCTCCCCATACAAAACTTTCATCATCGTTTATTACTTCATCAAATGTTTTTATATCTTCAACGCTTCTTATTCCTGTATGGTAGTCATCTAACATAGGGTTGTTTTTTTGTATTATATTGTATTGTTCTTCTTTTAGAGTTGTAGCTTTTGAAGTTGTTTCTACAGGTGCTATGTCTTGGTTCTTAGCTCTTGCATAGCCTTCGTTCATAGCTTTGTAAAATGCTGTATGTCCGTATTTATCAACTGCATCATAATAAGCTTTTGCGTATTTTTGCCCGCCTTCTTCTTTTAGCTTTATTATATTGTCTATTTCTTCTGCTGTTGGTGTGCCTTTTGTTTCTTGTTTAGCAGGTGTAGTTTCTTCTTTTTCTACTACTGTGTTTTGTTTTTGTGCATTTCGATATTCTTCAATAGTTGTATATCCATTTTCTAAAGCTTTTATTTCTTCTGCTATCTCTATTCTTTTTGTATCGTTCAAGTTCATTTTAGAAGTATCAATAGCATTTAACTCTGCTAATCTATTCTTTATATATTCTTCTTTGCTAGTTTCTTGTGTAGCTTCTGCTTCTGTTTTTAATATGTCATTTTTTAATACTACTATTTCGTTTTCTATATCTGCTGTGTCTGGGTCTGTTGACCTTTCAGTTATAATTGCATCATAACCTTGATTTCTTGCTTCTACACTTCCGTATGCCATTAGTAGCTCTGCTTTATCATAGTAGTTGCTAAAATCGTATTGACTGTATTTATTGTTTAGATACTCTATTAGCTCTTGTTTAGACATTTCGCTTACTTTAGTAAACTCTTGTTCACCTACTAGCTCTTTTAATGCACTTAATGAAGCGTCTGCTTCCATTGTTGCCATGTTACCGCTTCTGTAATTATATTTTGCATTGTCTAGCACTAATGGTTTTACTACTAGCGGGTTTTTAGGCTCTACTTTGTAATTGTGTCTTTCTCCGCCTTCGTAATCTTCTGTAAATGGACTTTCAAACTCGTTAAAGTCTGTTTCATATAAATTACTTAAATACAATCCATGTGGTTTTGCTTCTGCATCTAAATTAGCGTTCTTGTTGTCAATTCTTACTGCGTTGTATACTTGAATTTGTTTCTTGTCTTCACTTTGAGTAGCATTTTCTTCAATTATTTCACTTTCAGAAACATTTTGTGTAGTTTCAATTGGTATATTTTCCTCTATAGCTGTATTTGGCTCTACAGTAGCGTTTTCAGTCGTTTCTACCTCTGGGAATATTACTTGTTGGCTTTGTTCTGAAACGTCGCTTATTTCGGCTTGTGGAGCTTCGTTTTTTTCAGTTTCTTCTATATTTTGCTCTTGCTCTGTAGTTTGTTGCAATTCTGTTATTTCTTGCTCTAATATTGCCTCAACTGTTGTATTATTTTGTTCTGCAACTTCTTCTAGTGCTTCGTTTAACTCTGTTTCTGTTACTTGTTCGTTATTTTTGATTTTGTTTGCTAGTGCTTCTGCTTTGCTTCCAGCTACACCTGCACCCTTCATTACTGCACCTAATGCTACACCACTTGCAAATGCTGTACCAATTCTTTTACTTGCTTCTTCTAGTGTTACATCTTCGCCTAAGTCTAAGTCTATGCCAATGTTAGCAAGTTCTGCTGTTGCTTCTTCTACGCCTTCTATACCTAATGCTTTTATTGTTTGCACGCCAGATTTTTCAGCAATTTCTTTCAACGCTCCTTGTTTGAATACGTTGATACCACCTAGCCAGCCTCCTAAAAACTCTGTTCCTAGTTCTACTGCTGCCATTGTTGTACTTGCATTTTCTGCTTCTCTGTTAGAGTAGCCTTTTTCTTTATAGTTCTCGTAATAGCTTCCTTTAGCACTTGCTGTAAATACTGCTGTGCCTACTGCTGTGTTTTTAGTTAGTGCTGTTGCAGCTATTGATGGAATTAAACCACCTATACTTTGTGCTATACCACCAACAAAGCTGTGTTCTTGTGCAAACTCTTGTGCCGTTTCTCCTACTGTGTTTTGTCCTAGTTCTCTTACTTGGTCAAATGGCATTGATGTTTCTTCTTTAAAGTCTTCAAGGAATTGTCCTACGCCAAGCCAGTCTAAGCCTGCTTTCATTGCGTCCCCTACATCATCTGTAAACGGTTTGCCGCCTCTTGTTTCTTGTAGTAGGTCTCTAGCGTATTCAATATCCGCAACTTCTTTTTCTAGCGCCTCATAATATTCTGGATCTTGAAATTTGCCTAGTCCGCCTAGTCCTTTTAATAGTTCCGACTTATCGTTATACAATGTTGCTAGTTCGCTCGCAGCTTTGTCTATGTTGCCGTATTCTTTAAGGTATTTGTCTATGATTTGTTGTCTTGTTTCGCCTGTAATGTTATGCGACTTCTCATAGTCTTCCATATCTCTTTTCGTTGCTATTTCATTACTTAGCATATATGGAGCGTTTTCGCTTATTAGTGTTCCTAGCGCCCCTATACCTTCCGTTATTCCGTATGCTATTGAGCTTCCTACACCTTTAATATCTTCAAAAAAACTTTCGTACCACGCCTTTTCTTCTTTCTTTTCTTCTTTTACTAAGGGTGCAGCTTTGTTGGTTGTCGTAACATTAATATCTGCTTTTGTTGTAGTTTGCGGTAAATATGTTTTAAAGGCATTTGAGTTTAAATTTGAATTTAAAGTAGATAATGTATTTTCTGCTTTAGTTCTGTTTTGATTTACTTTGTTGCCTTTTTCATCTTCAATAACAAAGACCTTTTCTTCATCTTTTTCTTTTAATCTTCTTAATAAGTCTTGATAATTTATCAATTTATTTCACCCCCTAAAGAGCAAAGTAATAAGTTTTGCCGTTATATTGAGTAGTACCTACTAGTTTTTTGTTTAATATTCCTTTTTCACTTAATGGTCCCGCTTTCATTCCGCCAGCTTTGTATGCTTCTGTAACACTTGTATAGCCAGCCTTTCCATTTGATAGTTTTACTGTGCTTGTTGTTGATGTTTTTTTAGTATTGTTGTTGCTTGTTTGTGTTAGTTTAGTTCCACTACTTGTTGTTCCACCGCTTGTTAGTTTTGCAGAGCTTCCAGAACTACTAGAGCCGCTAGATGAATAAGACTTTTTAGTTAACGCGTATTGCTTTTCCCAATTAGATTGTTCTCTCTTAGCTTCTTCTTTTTGGAACTTCAATGTTTCGTTATATTGACGTCTTTCTTCTGCCATCTTTTCGTTGTATTGTCTTACTTGTTCTGCTAGTGAGTTTTCAGTATTGATTTGTTGTAGTACGTTTTGGTATCTGTTGTAGTATGTATCTTCTACTTTATTAATTGCATCTGCTTGTTGTAATAATAGTTGGTTTTTATATTGGAACCCTTGTAATGATAGCTCTAGTTGTGTTTGTAGTGACTGATATGCAATTTCAGCTAGTTTACTACTATTAGATAGTCTTGCCTCTTTAATACCATTGTCATAGTTTAATATCGCTCTGTTGTAGCTATCTTTTGCCATAGCGTATCTATTTTGGTATGTGTTGTACATACTTACTCTTGATGTTTCGCTATAACCGCTATTAGATAGCCCACTTGCTGCCATCTGTTCTGCATTAGCTCCATATGAGTTTATTTGCTTCTGATAGTCAGAATAAGCCCCTTTTTGCTCTCTGGTATAATCTTTATTGGCTTGGTCTTTCTGTTGGTTTATTTGCTCTATTGCAAGGTCTGTTTGTTGGTTTTGTAGGTCTTGTTGTGTTGTAGCCCACTCTTTACTTGCGTCTATTTGTGCTTGATAGTAACTGTCGCTTTGTCCTATCATTTCGTTGTACATGTTATTTGTTTCGTTTAGTTTGTTAGTTTTATCTGTTTCTACTTGTTTAAAACGTTCATCTTCATAATTAACTGTATATGGTGTTTCTGCCATGTTATCTCCTTCCCTCTAGTTCTTAGTGTAGCCACCAACGTAGCTCTCTAGCGTTACTAGATATAGTCCAAACGGTGTTGTAGATGTGAATTTCAGTTGTATCGTTCTCCATTTTTTCTTCTTTAGTCTTGCTACTAAATAGCCCTTCCTGTTTAGGTATGTGTCTACCTCCATAAACATTCCGTTATCTGTTCTTGCTTTTAATTCTATTGCAGATCCCTCTACCTCCATTACAAAGCCTTTTTTGTTAGTTGTCTTTTGGTAATGCGGGTACTCAAAGCTATCTTCTGGCGTTGTCCAATAGCTCTCTATCTCTGTTGCTGTCTTTGTTAATGTGTATATACCGTCTTTAGCGCATAAATAAAGCACACCGTCTTTTACTAGTGTGCATGTTATTTCTTTTGATAGTTCCCAATAGTACCATTCGTACTCTAAATGCTCGTCTATCTGTATTTTTTGTCTGCTGTCTGCTAAATATACTTTCTTGCCGATTATTACTAGTAAATAGCCTTCCCATTCTTCTAGTATCATATCTTTATAGTTAGCTTCATTAAGCAACTTATTATCTACAAATGTGCTTCTATGTGCTATTATTTGCTCGGTTGTTATATCTCCGCTTATGCCTTCCATGCCTCTGTCACTAAAGAATACTATATCGTCGTTAAAGTTTACTGCACTTCCTATACAGCCCGTTGAAATACTAGAGTGTGTACTTGGATATACTTTGCCTAGCTCGTTATCTATTACAGGGTTGTGATAGAAAACAGTTGTATTTGCTTGTGATGGTTCTTTAAATACCCATAAAGCGTTGTTCCCTGCTACCATACTTCTTACTGGTGACAAGTCCATACCTTCATTGTAATAGTCTGTGTCGCTTATGTATCTAGGGTTATTTAATGAACAATGGAATACTGTGTTTGGATAGTCTTTATTTCCGCTAAAGAATACTCTGTTGTCGAATACTGTTAATAGCGTACATTGGTCTATTCTGTTTCTATAATCTGCTCTTGTCTTTCTAAATGTTATTACTACATTGTCTGCTCCGTCTGTTAATGGTTTGTCTGGCGCAGTTGTAAAACTTACCATGCCTCTTGTTTTATCTACTGTGTAATCTGTATTTAATGTTTTAAGCTGGTCGTTTACCATTACTACTAAACTAAAGTCTGTATCTAAGTTAGTAGTGTCTAAATAATAGTCTGTGCTTGTTCCGTCTGCGCTAAAGCTGTTCTTGCGTATTCCTGTTAGTAGGTTTACATCTTCGTACGTTGTACCTCCACCTGCTGGCGCTCTACTTATTGTTGTTGTTGGTATATAACCTACTACATTTTGACAAGTTTCTCCGTCATACTCTAAATATTGTATGCCATCTTGTATGTATAGAATATTATTATATATAAAGAAGTTGCTTTTACGTGGGTTCATTCCTGTATAGATTACTTTATCGTCATCATATAGTTCTGTACCACAATGTACTATTTTGTGTCTTACATTCCCTATATCATAAAAATAAAGCCCATACACCGTATTACTGTATTCTTCTAGTAATGCAATGTCTGGGCGTGTACTAATTCCATTATTTACTTTATAATCTTTCCACATGTTTAGTGCGTCTGGGCTTCTATTTAATGCTACTGCTCTATTTCTAAAGTCAACGCCTTTGAAGTCTGTATATGCTCTTGTTATTAATGTTCCACTTACTGACATACTACACCTCCACAGTATCTATATATATACTGCCTAGCGAATGTCTTGGATCTAGTGATTGTACCATCTCTTGGTATCTGCTTGCATAAACATTTCCATAAGCGTTTGATACGTCGCTCTTTAACAAGTCTGCTGCAATTCCATATGGTGCTATTTCGCATAAGTCTATTGTTAGGTCTAGTTCTTGTGTGTCTGGCGTATCTGCATCTATTTGTGCAGGGTATCTGTAATAACGTACGTCTGCTGTTCCAGCCTCTTTAAACATCGCTGTTGTTCCAAATATCTCCGCTTCTAAACCTCTGATTACTTGCACTTGATAAAATAGCTCTAGGTTGTTTAGGTCGTATTCTAGTGCTTCGTCTGTTATCTCTACAATTTGTCTAGCTGGTATTTTCTTAAACCTTGCTAGCTCGTTTTGTACTTGATTTACAACATAGTTTAGTTTCTTTTGTATATCTTCGTCTGTTGTTAGTGTTACGTTGTCTGTGTCTAGTTCTTCTATTAATGCTAAAGCTTTTTTCTTTATCTCTCCTAAATTCATGTCTATTCCTCCTTATCAAAGTCTTGTAATGCTTCTATATCTGATACCGCATCTTTAATTGTACTCATTGGTATTCTAGGGACTTGGTAGCCAACTTCTTCGTCATATAATAAAATATCTCCATCGCTTAAATGGAATACTAGATGACTTTTAGCTTCATAGTTATTCTCTTTCGTGTAGGTTGTCATTACTAGTTCTAAGTTCTCTAATGTTTGTTCTACGTTCTCGTTCTTATATGCCAATTTAGTGTCTTTAGTTACTTGTACCCCGCTATATAATGTAATGTCTGGCTTAAATATAAACTTTCTCATAATTTTCTCCTTTACTTGTCTAGTGGTACCGCCCCACTCTAGTCTATTAACAAGATATAAAAGGGAGCGGTTAAGCTCCCCTTGTTTGCTTATTTTACAGGTACTTTAACTACTTGTAGTCTATCGTTATCAATAACTTTAGCGCCGAATGTGTCTAGTCCTCTGATGTAATCAGCAAAACGTTTTTCCATTCTTCCAGCTTCTACATTGTTGATTTGTCCAACAAATGCTATAGCTTTAGTTCCTCTTACTGCACAATATTCGTGTGTAGAGTCTTTAACTAAACCGTTAGTCATTATTACTTTGAAACCATCGTACATACCAACTACG